TGTCCAACTGGAACGATTTCAACGACGCTGAACAGCAGCAGTCCTTCGACCTCATCCCGCGCAACACGGCGGCCAAGCTGCGCCTGAGCATCAAGCCCGGTGGCTTCGATGACCCCAGCCAAGGCTGGACCGGCGGCTGGGCCACCCAGAGTTTCGAGACCGGTGCGGTTTATCTCGCCTGCGAGGGCGTGGTGATGGACGGCCCGTTTGCCAAACGCAAGATCTGGTGGAACGTCGGTTTGCACAGCGCCAAGGGGCCGACCTGGGGAAACATGGGCCGGACCTTCATCCGCGCTGCACTCAATTCCGCGCGCAACGTGCATCCGGCGGACAACAGCCCGCAGGCGCAGGCGGCTCGTCGCATCAGCGGTTTTGCCGACCTGGATGGCCTGGAGTTCGCAGCGCGCATCGACATCGAGAAGGATGGCCGAGGCGAGGACCGCAACACCATCAAGGCGGCCATTGAGCCGGACCACAAGGACTACGCCCTGGTCATGGGCGTGATCCCCAAGGGTGGCATGGGTAATGCGGGCGGCGGCCAGTCGGGTGCGCCGGCAGCAGTCGCGGCACCGAGCTTCACACCACCAGCTGTCCACACCCCTTCATCGCGTCCTGCCACTTCCACCGTCCCCAGCGGCAAACCCGCCTGGGCGCAGTAAGGGAGGGCGTGACGATNATGAGCACACCTATTCTCATGACCAGCCATTACGGCGTGGTGCGTTTTGGTGACCTGGCGGTGGAAGCCGTGGTGCTGGAAGACGGCACCCGTGGCTATGTGCAGCGCCAGCTGGCCACCGCCATCGGCCTGCACGAATCGCGCCGTGGCAGCCAACTCAAAACCTTGCTGTCCGATGTCGCCCCCGGTGCAGCGGAGGTCTTGCAGGAGAACGCCTGCAGCATCCGCCTGCCGTCGGGCCAGACCACGGCGTTCTTTCCGGCCGGAGTGATCAGCGAGGTCGCCTCGGGCGTGATCGACGCTGCCCTGGAAGGTCGGCTGCACCGCAAGCGCCAGCACCTGGTGCCCAATTGCCAGCGCATCCTGAAGGCGCTGGCCAAGTCCGGCGAGGTCGCGCTGATCGATGAGGCCACCGGCTACCAGTACCACCGCGCGCCCGATGCGCTGCAGGCCTTGATCTCGCGATTGCTGCGCGAACGGGTAGCAAGCTGGGAGCGGCGCTTCAGCCCCGACTACTACCGGGCGCTGTTTCGCCTGTTCGGCTGGCACTACCAGGGCCATCAGCAGAACCCGCCGGCGGTGATCGGCCAGATCACCCTGCGCTGGGTGTACGACGTGATCATGCCCCGCGAAATCATCGAGGAGATCCGAAACCGCAAGCGGCTGTCCGACAAGGCCCACCAGTGGCTCTCCGAAGGCGGCCTTGCTTTGCTGGAAAAGCAGATCCACGCGGTGACCATGATCGCGCGCTCGTCGATGACCTACCGGGACTTCGATACCCGCTGCGCCACGGCGTTTGGCAGCCAGCCGTTGCAGATGACCCTCTTCATCGGGGCGCTGGAGGGAGGGCAATGAATGGCCGGCCAATGCTGGGTCTGCAAGCGCCAGGCCCGTGGCCTCGGCCACAGCGACAACCGCTTCCGGGTGGGCGAATCCCGTCGGTACCCGATGGACTGGGTCTTTTGCAGCCGCAAGTGCCAGGACGCGTTTCACGCGCTCTACGGCCAGTGGCTTCGAACCGACCCCAGGCAGGAGGACGTGCTCATGGTTGATCCAACCGAATTCGAGCGCGCGGCGATGCGCGCCTGCCTGAAGTGCTTCGGCGAGGCCGCCGGCGAGATCGGCTTTGACAAACCGCTGGGTCACTACAGCGAGGCCGAGGCCTTACAGGTGATTGAGGCGATTGTCACCGGCTGGACGGAGGCCATGGCGGCGCACCACCAACAGGCGAAATTTCCGCCGGTGCGGGGGATCGCGCCCTACGAGACGCAGGCACCGCAGTCGGTGGCCAAGTTGGAGCCAGCCTCGGCAACGATCACCTTCGATCCGGCGAATCCCTTCGCTGATCTGGAGGATGACCTGCCGTGGGAGACCGGGGAGGCAGTGGCGGCCAAGGCCACCCAGCGTGGGAGGGCGAAGTGATGCAGAAAGACGCCACTCATCAGCCGAACACAGGGCGGTGCGTCGTTCGTCGCAAGCCTCTCCCCTTATCCGGTACGGCTTTGGAGCCGCGTTGATCTGGGTGCAGGTCCCGATGGTTGTTGGCTGTGGCTGGGTAGCACCAACGTCAGGGGCTATGGACAGATCCGTCGCGAGCCAGAGGGCAATGCGCTTCGAGGCGCGAAGACCACAACTCACCGCGCAGCGTGGGAGCTTACCTACGGCCCTATCCCTGATGGGCTTCATGTCTGCCATCGCTGCGATACGCCACGTTGTGTGAATCCGGCGCACCTTTGGCTTGGGACACACGCCGAGAACCTGGCTGACATGAAGGCCAAGGGGAGAGCAGCTCGCGGCGAGCGTAGCAGTTCAGCACGTCTGAACAGCAAACAGGTACAGGTCATCAAGCGCCTGCTTGCAGTTGGTGCGTGCTCACCCAAAGAGCTATCGGTGCTGGCTGGGGTGACGCCCGGCGCCATCGATGCGATCAAGCATGAAAAAACATGGAGGCATATCGATGCTGGACTTTAATCACAGGCCGGCTTTCCACGAGCGGGTGACTGGCTTCATCGATGTGGCGCTGGATGTTGAACGTGCCGGGCAGACCCCGCGTGACTACCTTGGTGCTTCCCGTCTGGGCGTGGCCTGTGAACGTGCGTTGCAGTACGAGTACGCCGGTGCGCCAGTCGATCCCGGCCGGGGATTTTCTGGCCGCATCCTGCGGGTGTTCGAGGTCGGCCATGCGCTGGAAGACCTGGCCGTGCGCTGGTTGCGCATGGCGGGGTTTGAGTTGCACAACCAGAAGGCCAACGGCGGCCAGTTCGGGTTCTCGGTGGCGGGTGGCCGGATCAAGGGCCACGTCGACGGNATCATCACGGCGGCACCGCCAGAGCTGGGCCTGTCGTTCCCGATGCTCTTCGAGTGCAAGACCATGGCCGACAAGCACTGGAAGGCCTGCGCCAAGTCTGGCGTGGCGGTCACCAAGCCGGTCTATGCCGCGCAGATGGCGACNTACCAGGCCTACATGGAAGGCACGGTCGAAGGTATCAGCCGNAACCCGGCGCTCTTCACCGCCATCAACAAGGACACGCAGGAGCTGTGGTTCGAGTTGGTGCCNTTCGATGCNGCNCTGGCGCAGAAGATGTCCGACCGCGCGGTGCGGGTGATCCAGNCGACGGAGGCTGGTGAGCTCTTGCCGCGNGCCTTCGCCGAGGCCAGCCACTTTGAGTGCAAGTTCTGCNNCTANGCGCAGCGCTGCTGGGGAGGTGCGTGATGAGCACAGCTTCCAAGCGCGCCAGCGCACGCAAGACCTACCGCACCGAGTGGGTGGATCGCTGGNCGCCNCCCAAACCCCTGGTCGGGCTGCAGGCCATCGAGAAGGTGNTNAANCGNCACACCTTCCTCGTGTGCCCNGAGTCNCGNCTGGTGGTGGCGGTGCTNGCCCGCGCCATCCACGACAGCCTNAGTCTNNCCAACCGCCGGATGCGGCGCGAGGCNAGGCGCTTTCTGCTCGGGGATGACCTCACGCTCTGGTGTGACCTGGTCGGTCTGCATCCGGACTTTGTGCGTTTCGTCGCCCGCAAGGCCGGTTATCTCGCCGATGAAAAAGCGCATTGGCAGAAGGTGCCGATCAAGGTGCTGGTCCTGCCGGTACCGAATGAGCCGGTGGTCAGCGCCAGCAGCGCCCCCGTGCATTCCATCACCTGCCATACCCACAACCATCCGCCACAGGGAGGGCTGATCCATGCTTGATTTCAATTCGGTGCCGCCGGTGGCCAATGCTGCCGGTGGTGATCTCAACGCACAACGCGACGCCATCCGTGCCGATCTGTTGGCCCGGCTGGGATCGGTGCTGATGACGCTGCTGCCGGCCGGCAAGAAGCGTGGCCAGAAGTATCTGGTCGGTGATGTGCTCGGCAGTCCCGGCGATAGCCTCGAGGTGTCGCTCAAGGGTAAAACCGCCGGTCTGTGGCACGACCATGCCACCGGCGAAGGCGGTGACATCTTTGATCTGATCGCTGCCCACCATGGGCTCGACACCCAGGCGGACTTTGCCCGGGTGCTGGAAATCGCCGGGCAACTGGTGGGGCGAGCCACCAGCCATCCGCCGAAGCGC